TCAGCAACGGCAAGTTTTCAGCAATACCATTGACCAGAGATGTCAAAATCTGGAGTCCACAATCAAGGATCGTCATGAGCGTCTCGGGTTTGGTCAGTTCCTGCACCATCATATTCACCAGTTCAATAATGGTTCGGATAACTTCGCTTGCATTCTCGGAAAATCCCCTTGCAAGTTCTTGAATTAGCTGAACTGCGACTTGTAAAATCATCGGAAGCAGACTCGGGGCCAATTTCAAGATTATCTGTCCAACGGCAGAAATTATCTTGGAAAGACCAGATGTGATTTTTCCAATATTGGACTGAATTGCGCTCATGAGTCCTGGAATTGCCTTGACAACCGCATCTGCCAAACCGACCACCGCATCAATCACAACTGGAATTGCCTGTTCAAGAATGGTCGGGAGTTGATTTGCGATTGTTTCAAACAGGGACGGAAGAGCAGAAATCAGACTGTTCGCAATGCCACCAACTGTTTGAATGACTGTCGGCAGCTTCTCATTGAGTTTGTTTGCAAAATCTTCGATGCCCTGTTTAATTTTCCCGATGCCGGATTCGTCACCAGAGAATAATGCGGAAAGTCCATCCATCACGGTTGATAGACTCGGGAGAAATTCACCCATAAGATTATTCTTGGCCCCAGTCAATGCAGTCTGCAGATTCTGGAGACTGTCTTGGAATTGCGCTCCTGCCTTGACCGCTTCGTCAGACATGACACCGCCTAAATCATGAACCTGCTTCTTCATTTCTTCCACATCTTCTGCAGACGAATTCAAAAGTGGCATCAGTTCTTGATATGACTTCCCGAAAACATCTTGCGCAAGGGCAGCTTTCTCACTCTCATCGGAAACACCTTGAAGAGCCTTGACAGTCGCTTCAAACTTCTCATCCGCAGACATATTCATCAATGCTTCTTGGGAAAGACCGAGTTTGTCCCATGCATCGGTGTCGGATTCAAGTGCCTTGTCAAGTTTCATCATGCTACCTTTGACCGCTTCGATTGAAGATCCGCTATGTTGCATGATAAAATCCCACTCTTGGAATTTCTCTGTTGTGAATCCCATTTTCTGGGACATCTTATCTATATTATCGGCATAAGCCGCCGTTTCTTTTGCATTTGATACAAGAGCGGTTGTCGCTCCACCGATTGCAGTTCCAATGGCGGCGAAAGCTGCCACTCCCACTTTTGCAATATTCTTTGCACCAGATGCCAAAGACGAACCAAGACTTGCAAAAGACGATTTTGCGCCGCCGACACCTTTTTCATAATCGCTCGAGTCAAGAGAAATCTTGGCAACAAGGTCCATGACATTCATACAATGTCACCCCCTTAATTTCTTTCTTAAATCAGATTGAATCTTCTTTGCCTGTTTCTTGTTGTCCTCTTTCAACTTCTTCTTTTCTTCTTCGGAAAGAGGATGCAACAATTCTTCGAATCTGCAAGCATAAGAAGAATTCTGATTGACTAGTGCATACAGACCATCCGCAACATAGTTTTTGAATGCTTCTTCTTCTCTGGATTTGTGAAAAGCGGATACGCAATAATCAATTACATATCCGCTTCCACATAGTTCCACTTTATCAAGACTTATGTTCTTGACACAATTGAAATATTGGTCTGCCCCAATCGTGCCAATGAAACGAAAAAACGAAGAACATTGGAATTTTCCAGAAGATCCGCAATCGCTCCGAAATACTCTTCCATCTCATAGTTGTCAACGTCCTTTGGTTCAACGAAACAAGAAAGAGCAAGAACAGAAAGTGTCTCTTCAAATTTCTTGTCAAGCATGACTTCGAGAATGTCCAAGAAATTTTTCATTCCCTGTTCTCGGAGTTTCTCTGCATTTCGAACAAGAAGTTCACCTTTCTCTTCTTCGGACATGGAATCAGTTTCCTTCTCCAAATCCGGCAACCTCTTTCGAATCTCGGTGACATCTTCCGAAGTCAACCACTTTTCAACATTTCTCTTGATTCGAAGAGTCTGTTTCAAAAACTCTGATGGTTTGCACTTAGCTAAATTCTTCATAATAGTTCCTCGCTTTCATCGAATAATTGTGGAGTTATGCCACGCTTCTTGAATAGTATGTCTTGTTGCTATCAACCGCAGTATCACTTGTCAGAATGTATCTGTCACCAGAAAGAACATACCAACCCATCACGCTCGGATTGTCATCTGCGTCTGGAGTTACTGCAGTATATTCATATTCAACAGGAGCATCACCAGACTTGGTCAGAATGTAGAACGTCATCGGGACATCTTCGGGCCTACTTGCGTCAGTATGGGCCGTTACTGTCAAACTTTCTTTGCCTTTGCCGTTTTTTGTCGCAGAGAATGCGATTCCTGCGGTGTTTAAGGCATTGTCCATTTTAACAACAAAGAGTTTCTCGGGATCTGCCATGTCACCCAAGAACCAAATTGTCTTGAAGTCAGAGTTGTCATACTGGGCTTTTGGAGTGATACCGCCATCTGCAGTCACCTTCGATGCACCGAGATAGAATTTGATTCTATCTTCATCAAAATCCAGAGACTGAACCGACATATTGCAGTCCCATCCTGTGATGCGCTTGCCTTGCTTTGTGTTGTTCGGTGCGCCATTTACATCTTCAAAGAAATCGGATGTCTGCGGAACACAGTTGATTCCAGGGTCACCAGTTGTTGTGCAGAGAATGTCAGAATCTGCAAACTCTGTCGGACTGGTCACATCGAATGTTGACAGGAATACACCTGCGTCAACTTGAATATTGTTCACCGCATCTGCGGAGATTCTTGATGCTTTCCAAGTTGCCATCTTTTATTTCCTCACTTTCTTACATTGACAGGAATTCGATTTCGACTGTCAATAATATTCTTCTGACGTTTTTGTCTCCTGCTTCGTTCATAGGTTGAGCGAAATTGGAAACAGGCTTTCGAACCTTCATGATTCCACCATCGATGAAGATTTGTCGGTCAATCGTTCTTTCCATCTCGAGTACATCTTCCATTGCCTTTGCCCAAGACGTTCCTTTGTAATAAATCGAAGCGGACACATTGACCACACCATTCAAGCTGCCACTTGCAGTTTGATAAGTAATATATGGGTATTGGTCACGCTTATCCTCTGGAACAGTCAATTCTTGGTAAGCCGGAAACCCGAACGAAGACCAATAGACCTTCTGTGCGGTGAACTTGTTAAGAGTTGCCATTTCCTGTCACCTCTTCTTTCGGTTCTTCCCAGTCAGTCGGGTCGAACGCTTCTGCGGAAAGAATCTGCATATTGAGTCGGGACATGGTCGGGGACTTGAGAACCTCTCCAGATGTGATGCGGAAAAACCGACCATCACTCACTCTCTGGAAAATAGTGTGGAATTCCAAAGGAACTGTCCTCTCACACTTGATTCCAAAAAAGTTTTTGTTCTGGTCAATTCCTGCAACAGTTGCGGTAATTGATGTGTCTTCCGTCAAGATCCCATCGAAAGATGCTCCCTTGACCCAGATTGAATCATAACCGCCATAGTCATCATCTTTTGAGACTCTGTGCCAAATGACGAAACTGGATTTGTATTCATTAAGTAAATCGCTACTAAATCCACTCATGGTCGAATCTTTCTCCATTTCGTCAGTCTGCTTGAAAAGATATTCTGCCATGTGGCCCCTGTTCCGTTTCCTGCTCCAGTATTTACAGAGTAGGAATAAGAAGTTGGGGCAAGCGATTCAGAAGCAAATGGAGAATAGGAAACGTCCTTATATTTCTCTGACCATGCTTCAATATCATCAGCTAACTCCACAACCTCTTTCGGAACTGCCATCAACCAGACAGAACCAGAGAAAGTCTCGTTCTTGAGTCCTTCATCTGGTTCGCCTGTGTATTGATGTACCCCATCGTTAAAGACAGAACCAATGACCCGATAATACTGACCGACTTGAAGACCCAAGTCATCAGAGAAAAGACCATCTGCAATGGTAAATTCTCCAGACTTCTTCGGTTGGTTTCTATCAAACCAATTATTCAGTTCTCCACATAGTTCGGTCAGCATATCAATCACTCTTCCTCTTCTTCGACTTCTTCGATGACTGGTCTTCCTCTGCGGTTCTCATTCCCAGAGAGTTCGGCAATTCGAGCCTTGGAGACTCTTTTGCCTTTTCTCGGGTATTTGTCACCTGCTTCATAGATGAACCCATCATCTTTAAGATCCTTGAATCGTTCGATTGCCTTATACATCGTTAAACTCCCTCATCCTCTGCAGGAAGCAGATTGAAACTACACTTGAGTTTCTGTTTT